GTAGACTGGTCAAGGTTTCTAGATACTGCAACAATTAGTAGTGTTAAGTGGTTTGTCAAATCTACTTTATACAACACTAAAACAGAAATAACAGCAGGACAGAACTTAACAACAGCATCTAGTGGGGCAACAACAGACACCATACAAAACGTAGCTCAAACAAATACTAACACTGTAGCTACTATAAACATAGGTGGTGGACAGAATAATGTTGAGTATACTTTCTCCTGTCAAATGACAGACACTACAGGAAGCACTGCTGAAAGAAGTATTAGATTACGATTGAAGGAACGCTAATATGGCTTATGATTACATTGGTCTAGTAAATGATGTAAATCGTAGACTTAATGAAGTAGAACTTGTAGGTGGCACAGGTACAGGTGCAAACTTCCTCACTGCAAAAGGTGAGTACTCTATGGTTAAGGACTCCGTAAATGCCGCTATACGATATATTAATCAGCACGAGTTTGAGTGGCCTTACAATCACATTGAAGAAACAGAAACATTAACAGCAGGTATTACTAGATATGCCTACCCTGCAGATGCAAAAACTATAAACTTTAAAACATTTAGAATCAAACAAAACGACACACTTAATAACCCAACAGTAAAACTAACAGAACTTGATTATAACGAATACCTAGACAGGTTCGTTGACTTAGAGTATGCTACATCAACAAGTGTAAGAGGTTTACCTAGTCGTGTATTTAGAACACCAGGCCAAGAGTTCGGTATTATAAATCCACCAGACAAATCATACGAGTTAGTTTATGAATACTATAGACTTCCTGTTGATCTAATAAACGATACAGACGTGCCTAGTATACCAGAGCAGTTCAGATATGTAATTGTAAATGGTGCTATGTACTTTGCTTATATGTTCAGAGGTGAATCTCAAGAGTCTAATATGATGCAGAGTCGCTTTGAGCAAGAAATAAAACAAATGAGAAGTTTGTACATAAACCGTTATGACTATATAAGATCAACCGTTAGACATCCTGTTACTACTTCTGTAAGGGCGCTTTAATATATGCCTACAAAACGTGAAACCTTTCCTATCGAGTTTCGTGGGGGTCTTATTACTAATATGAGTCCCTTGCAGCAAGGTATTAACATGCCAGGATCTGCACGTGTACTTAGGAACTATGAGCCATCCATTGAGGGTGGCTATCGTAGGATAGAGGGTTACAAGAAATACGACACTGATATTATACCTCCGTATGGCGCTCCTGTTGTAAGAGGTGCAAGTCAAACTGGTACATCACTAAATATTGCTAACATACGTCAAACACCAGTAGCAGGAGATACACTTAGAGTAACACAAGCTACGGCTCAGACAAACAATAGTGCGACTGCTGTTGTAAATGGAGCTACATCATCTACTACTGCAGTTGTTCTAGATGGCAACATCGGCACTATTGTTGTGGGGATGGTTGTTACAGGATCTGGCATATCAGGAACTGTAACAGTAGCAACAGTAACAGATCAAAACAATATTGTTCTTTCTTCTGCTCAGTCTTTATCAAATGATGTATCACTAAGCTTTGCTGCTCCTGATGTTCTTAATACGACACACATATTAGATAACATAGCAGGGACTGTTACAGCAGGAATGGATGTTACTGGAACAGGAGTTCCTTCAGGTGTAACGGTATCATCTTTTAGTGGTAGCACTGCTACTCTATCAGAAGCAGTATCTCTTTCTGATAATGTGGAGTTAACTTTTAGTGAAGTATACACTATCGCATCTGGCGCAGTTACTTTTGATGGGGCAGCTAATACAGCAAACTTAACTTTAACGTCTAGCTTACTTGCCTCACCACTAAATGGGGCTACTGTAAAGTTTGAGAGTACTACTTCTAACTACTTAACATTAGGCGTTGGTGTATTTGTTGATGATGTAATTGTAGCTAAGAATCAAAGTCTTTACAAAACATCTGGCACAGGGTACTCACTTGTAAATGTACCAGCTTACGGAACAGTATTAGTTAATGGTGCATCTCAGACAGGTACTACTTTAGATATAGATGGACTGACTAGTACACCTCAAGCAGGTGACGTATTTAAGATAGCTGGTGTAGATCTAATATACACTGTAGCTTCTACACCTACTGTTAGCTCTGGTGGCACTACTGCAACAATAACACCTGCACTAGCTAGTTCTCCAGCAGATGATGCTGCAATAACTTTTTTGAGTACGTCAAGAGAAAGTGCTAGTAAAACTAGGTTTTCTAGGTATAACTATAGTGGTACTGAAAAGATAGCCATAGTAGATGGTACTAACGTTCCTGCTCTATACGACAGAACAACATTTACTGCACTAAATGACGCACCATCAGATGTAGTAGGAGCAGACTTTGTTGTAAGTTTTAAGAGTCAACTATTTTTTGCTAAAAACAATCTAGTAACTTTTACTGCACCTTTTACAGACAGTGACTTCACAGCAGCAAACGGTTCAGGCGTAATATCTGTAGGTAACAATGTCACAGGTATAGTTGTATTTAGAGATCAGCTTATAATATTTACTGAAAGCACAATACAAAAGCTAGTAGGTAACACTGTATCCGACTTTCAATTACAGCCAATAACATTAGACATAGGTTGTATTGATGAAGACACCATACAGGAGATAGGTGGAGATGTAATGTTTCTCGCCCCTGATGGTTTAAGATTACTAAGTGCTACAGATAGAATAGGTGACTTTGGTTTAGCTGTTGTGTCTAAGACTATACAGAATGAGACTACAAACTTTATTAGAGACAACTCATCCTTCACTAGTTTAGTTATTCGTGAAAAGTCTCAGTATCGTATCTTAGGTTTCAAAAGTGGCTTGACACAAGAAAACGCTCAAGGTATACTAGGAACACAGTTTGCTGGGCAGGGTGGCGAAGACATGGCCTGGGCTGAAACAAGAGGCATCAGGGCATACGTAGCAGACAGCAGGTTTTACTTAGGTGTAGAAACTATAGTGTTCTCTAATGATGATGGTTACCTATATCAACTAGAAGACGGTAGTAATAACTTTGATGGCGTAAATATTGTAACAACATTTTCTACACCGTTTATGCCAATCAGTGACCCCAGAATACGTAAGACATTTTACAAGATGTTCTTATACACAGATCCACAAGGTAGCGTGTCCTTTGACATATCTTTAAAGCTTGACTTTGATCAGAAAGATAGTGTACAACCTACTAGTATAGACTTTAATAACCAAACAGGACAAGTTGCTTTCATGGGTCAAGCTACATACGGATCAACTGCAGTATATAGCACTAAACTAAAAACATTATTTGAAACACAATTAATAGGAACAGGGTTTGTTGTATCATTACAGTTCACGTCTGATAGCGCAGACCCACCATTTTCACTAGATGCTATAACTTTAGAATACGGAACAAACACAAGAAGGTAAAACGACATGGGAACAGGTTACACTAGAAACGATACAGGTAATAACATTGCTGATGGTAACGTTATCAACGCTGCAGACTTTGATGGTGAATACGATGCTATAGAAGCTGCGTTTAACTCCTCTTCAGGACACACACACGATGGTACATCTGCTGAAGGTGCGCCTATTGAGGTGCTTGGCCCATCTCAGGATGTGGTGATAACTGCATCAGCTATACGTCCTAAGACCGACAATGCTGTGGACTTGGGGACTAGCAGCCTGAAGTTCAAGGATTTGTATTTAGATGGAACGATGAACCTAGATAGTATATCTGTTACTGACCCTGATGGTACAGATGCTACAGTCAGGTTAAACGGTAACTATCCTGACGGTTCCAGAAACATAGCATTTGGTTTAACTGCATTAGATAGCTTAGATGGTTCAAGCCCCGGTGGAGATAACATTGCTTTAGGTAATGCTGCACTAACTGCACTTACAACTGGTGATTATAATATTGCCATAGGTTCATTTGCAGGTGATGCTTTGACTACTGGAGCTAATAACGTAGCCATTGGTCACGAGGCTCTATCAACAGAAGATGGTAATGGTAATAATGTTGCCATAGGTTATCGTACATTAAAAACTCAAAATGCAGGAGCAGATGCACACAATATTGCAGTAGGTTACGATGCAGGACTATCAATTACAACAGGTATTCGTAATGTAATAATGGGTGGTCTAGCAGGTGATGCTTTAACTGATGCTGATTTTAATGTTGGTATCGGTTATCAGTCACTTACAACCGACACTAAAGGAAGTAAGTCAACCGCTGTTGGTTATAGAACATTAGCTAATCAAAACTTTAGTACTTCAACAGACAGTCATAATACTGCAATAGGTAATGATGCAGGTTTAAGTGTCACAACAGGAGTACAAAACACACTAATTGGTAGCCTTGCAGGTGATGCAATTACCACCGCAGCAAATAACACTGCTGTTGGTTACACATCTTTATCAGCAAACACTACAGGAACACAAAATACCGCTTTAGGAGTAGGTTCTTTAGCAGCAAACACCACCACAGATAGACATACTGCAGTAGGGTATCAGGCTCTTTACGCTAACTCGTCAGGTATTAGAAATACTGCTATTGGTTGGAGTGCGCTTGTAGACAATACATCAGGAGACAGAGGTGTGGCTGTTGGTGAACAGACCCTTTCAAATAATACAACTGGGGATGATAACACAGGATTAGGAGAAGCTGCGCTTGCTTCTAATACCACAGGTTCAAATAATACAGCAGTTGGTTCATCAGCATTACTAGCAAACACCACCGCAAACTACAACACTGCACTTGGGTATCAGTCGCTTTACGCCAATACTACTGCTACTTATAATACTGCTGTTGGTTGGAAAGCGTCATTAGGTAACACAACAGGCACTAAAAATGTCTCTCTGGGGGCAGATGCTTTAAGGGCAAATACCACAGGAGGAACTAATGTTGCAGTAGGTATGCAAGCACTTACAGCCAACACCACCGCTAGTAACAACACAGCAGTTGGGTATCAGGCAGGTTACTCTAATACAACAGGTGCAACAAATACTGCTATAGGTGTAGCTGCTCTTTATTCCAACACCACCGGAGGCAACAACGTAGCTGTTGGTACTTCTGCTCTTACTGCAAATACAACTGGATCACGGCTTACTGCGTTAGGTCAATCAGCATTAGCTGCTAACACTACCGCAGCCTATAACGTAGCCATAGGAGACAGAGCATTACTAACAAATACTGGATCAGCCAGTAACGTAGCTGTAGGTGCTAATGCTCTTTATAACTTTAATGTTGCCAGTGGCGATGGCTACAATGTGGCAATGGGTAAGAACGCAGGTTTTGCATTAACAACAGGTACAAGCAACACTCTTATCGGTGGACTAGCAGGTGATGCGCTGAATGTTGGAAATAGTAATGTAGCTATAGGTAAAGAGGCTTTAACAACCGATACCGCAGGTGATAGAAACATAGCTATTGGTATTGCTGCGTTAGGTACACAAAACTTTACGACAACTACAGATTCTTACAACGTGGCAATCGGATATGTTGCAGGTTATAGTATTACAACAGGCTTACAAAACACTATCATTGGTGGATTAGCAGGTGATGCTTTAACTGATTCTGACGATAATGTTGCCATAGGATATGCTGCTCTTAGTAATGAAACATTAGGAGCAAAAGCAATTGCTATTGGGTCAGGAGCTTTACAAGGATCAAACAACACAAGTGCTGTAAATACTTATAATGTTGGTATAGGACACGCAGCAGGGAATGATATTACAACAGGCGTACAGAACACCATCATTGGTGGACTAGCAGGTGATGCAATTACCACCGCAGATAACAACACTGCTGTTGGTTATGGTTCTTTATCAGCAAACACCACCGCTAGTAACAACACAGCA